GAAGAACATAAATTAAGTAATCTAATTAACAAAGGTGACTTACACTCGTTTCGAGATTTCATTTCTTACTAGAAGTCTTAGTCTTGTAAATTTTTTCATATTCCTTCTGGCTCTCTATGAAATTTCTATCGCGTTTTTTAGCTGGATCATCCCTAATCAAAATGTACGTCAGTAAATCGACAATCTTAGGAGAATTACCTTTTGGTTTGGGAACCCTCTTTAATTTTTTCCGAGCATTCTTCAACTGCTTGGTCGTTGGCATTTATATATGTCAATATTTTCAATCCACCTCATCAATGGTTGGACCCTTTGCAGCAGCCTCCGACTCTGGTTGCTGCTGACACGACATATAAAGTTCCGTAAGCTCCTTTTGCTTATCCTCGATTTCCTCAACCGTGGCTGAACGGTTGTTATCAATCCATTGGATAACTTCCTCTACCTTCGTTTTTATAACTGACTTGTTTGTGTCATCAAACTTACAATCTTCCCCTTCGACCATATTACGCATACTATACGCAGAGTTCTCTAGATCATTCATAGCCTTCATCTGTTTCTCATAAGCTTCGTCTTCCTCTTTGTATTTTTCCGCATCCTGAACCATACGTTCAATTTCCTCTTTGGAAAGACGCCCCTTGTCGTTGGTAATCACGATCTTTTCAGACTTACCAGAAGCCTTATCCTCTGCAGTGACATTTAGAATACCGTTTGCATCCACGTCAAAGCAGACATTAATCTGTGGGACACCCCGGGGGGCAGGTGGAATGCCCGTCAGGTCGAAAGTTCCAAGCAGGTGATTATCTTTTGCACGAGAGCGTTCTCCCTCATATACCTGGATGTGAACACCCGGTTGATTATCCGAATATGTCGAAAAGACCTGTTCCTTTTTAGTTGGGATAGTTGTATTCCTGTCAATGATCTTAGTCATTACACCACCAGCAGTCTCAAGACCGAGAGATACAGGTGCAACGTCAAGCAGGAGAAGATCTTGAACATTGTTGTTGTCAACACCCGAAAGAATAGCAGCCTGAACAGCTGCACCATAAGCTACTGCCTCATCTGGATTGATACTCTTGTTTAGATCCTTATTATTGAAGAAGCTAGAAAGCATCTGTTGAATCTTGGGAATACGAGTCGAGCCTCCCACAAGTACAACTTCATCAACCATAGACTTGTCCATCTTTGCGTCGCGAAGCACTTGCTCAACAGGTTCCATACACTTCCTAAACAGATCAGAGTTCAACTCTTCAAAACGTGCACGAGTAATTGTCGTATAGAAGTCGATTCCTTCAAACAATGAATCAATCTCCACCATCGTCTGAGCAGTAGACGAAAGGGTTCGCTTAGCACGCTCACACGCGGTCCTAAGACGACGAAGAGCTCTAGGGTTTCCAGAAATATCCTTCTTATTCTTTCGACGGAACTCGTCAGACAGATGTCGAAGAAGACGTGCGTCGAAATCTTCACCACCCAAATGAGTATCCCCAGCAGTAGCCTTCACTTCGAAAATACCACCCTCGATATTGAGAAGTGAAACATCAAAGGTACCACCGCCGAGATCGAAGATCAACACATTCTTATCTTCATCCTTATTCTTGTCTAGACCATAAGCAATAGCAGCCGCTGTTGGTTCGTTGATGATGCGAAGACAGTTAAGCCCTGCAATAGCGGCAGCATCCTTTGTAGCTTGACGCTGTGAATCGTTGAAGTAAGCAGGTACAGTTACCACAGCATCTTTTACTGTTTTACCCATGAAAGACTCTGCAATCTCCTTCATCTTAACCAGTACCATCGAAGAAATCTCTTCGGGGGCAAATTGCTTCTTCTCGCCGTGAAACTCGACGTTAATCATGGGTTTGTCTCCCGAACCCTGAACAACTTCATAAGACCAATCCTTTAGATCTTCCTGAACCTTCTTTTCAGAAAACTTACGACCAATAAGCCGCTTTGCGTCAAAGACTGTATTCTTGGGGTTCATTGCTGTCTGATTTTTTGCGGCATCTCCGATGAGACGCTCATTATCTGTAAAGGCGACATACGACGGGGTTGTACGGTTTCCCTGGTCATTTGGAATAATCTCTACACGATCATTCTGCCACACACCAACACACGAGTAAGTAGTTCCTAAATCGATACCAATAGCTTGAGACATTATGTACATGTTATACGACCCAAATCTTTAATCCTCAAAAAATTCGATACGATCTGCTAGATTTGGAAATGTCGTTTTCTTAAACTTATCCTCCATATAGTCAAACATATCAAGTCTACACTGTGAATACCGAAGTCTCTCAGCAAGTGAATACATTCGACAGTCTTGACGAGTTGGTAATGGAACCCATGTATCAAAATTTTGATTGTACCAATTAGACTTTTCATTGTTTTCATATTCTTTGTTCATAGACTCAATCAAGGACTCTTCGAGCAACTTGTCTTCTTCCTGTCGAAGTATTCCTTCAATATCTTTGATGACAAGATCATATGATTCAGTATTTTCACCATTGATATAACTACTACGCCTCATGTGTTTTAATTGTGACAGTTTAGAATACATATCGTTACATAAGATTACCGACGTAACTTTAAGCAAAATAAATTATAGACGTATGATAGAATGTCATTGTCACTCGACGACATACCTAAAAAGGTTCAGTACGTTGTCATTGATTCAAATTATGTTAACGGCTCCAATAACACATTTTCCTTCAACTTGTCTTTAGAATCAAATACTCATGTTGAAAATATGGGTAGGGTACTTGGTATTAAAATTGTCGACTTTTACATCACAGATGTCGGTGAAGCTAATCCAAATTCTGATAATAAAGAAACCGATATCGCAGAATTTATAGATATTGTATGTCCAGACATACCCAAATCAGCACAATTACTCGATGAACGTCATGGTAGAATATTAGAAAGAATACCACTGGAAAGTCATTACAAACACTCGTCGTCGACAATACAAACCGACAGACAATGGAAAAGTTATGACAGAAAAACAAACTATTTTAATCCTATCTCAATCAAAAAATTACACTTTAACATATACGAATGCAGAGACGATAGGTCATATGCACTTCTAAAACCAGAATGTACGTGGTATATGATATTAGAAGTGACGGTTGTTCACCCAAAAGAAAAACCAAAAGACAAGAATGTTCTAATACTTCAAGCTCTAGAAAAGCTAACAAATAAGATTGAAGTACTCAACATGAATGTCAAAAAATTACCCGATAAACCTCAAGAACACGAAACTAAAAAATATCCATTTGGATACCTCGTCATCGCGTTATTGTTGATACTGGGAACTTTCATTTACATGGTGAATAAAAGCAGTCCTCCCCAAGCGATGTAAGAAGATATCCAATACGGGGCTTGAACCCGCAACCTTCGCGTGCCTTAATAGATGTTACTCTATATGAATATACTATGTATAAGCACGACGCTCTAACCGATTGAGCTAATTGGATGTATGCTACCAGAGGGTTTCGATCCCCCTACTTCGAACTTACAAGGCCCGCACTCTTCCGATTGAGTTATGGCAGCGACTAAATAGTATTAGGGTTTATTCTTTAATATGATTAAGCGACAGAAGCCTTCTTGGTTGTAGTCTTCTTGGTCGTAGTAGCCTTAGGCTTGGTGGTTGCACACTTGCACTCGCAAGCGGGGCCGGCGGGACCGGTGGGACCAGCGGGGCCGGCGGGACCAGCAGGGCCGGTGGGACCAGCAGGGCCTGGGGGGCCCTGGGAACCGGGACCTCCCGAACCACCGCAGTTATCAACCATCTTGAGAAGAATACTGTAAAGTCGCTCCTTGTCAATACGAAGCTTACCCATTTCCTCGGAGATTTCTTGCTTGAGAGCGTCCATGTTTATATACATAAAAGAAAGATTATCTTTATGTATAATGATCTTCATAGGACCAACTTTGTTGAGTGGTATTGGGCAGCATACCAAGAAATATATGGACCTTTTTCCGGGAAGTGAATACTTTATGTATAGTGAAGACATCCCAGAATGTGAAAATGCGTTTCTATTTGCAATTCCAGTCGAAACTATTCTTACTAGGATTCCCTATATCAAGTCCAGATGTAAAAAACTTATCTGTATGACAGTGTGTGAAACTGAAACGGTGCATGAAGATTATGGAAAGTTATTTGAACACTTTGATCGGATAGCTGTTCCGAGTGAATTCTGTAAAAGTGTTCTGACACGACAATTTCCCGACAAAGAATTTTACATTATTCATGCGTATATCCCAACTACACCGTATGTATTCTATCACATAGGTAACATCCTAGACCCAAGAAAGAACTTTAGGAGAATACTAGAAGCTTTCGTTCGTCTTAACAAACCAGACACAAGACTACTCATCAAGTCTACATGCAAAGAAGACGTCACTATAAACATAGATCGTGTTGAAGTAATCAATGGTCTCGCAACCGAAGATGATATGAACATTCTTCATAGCCGTGGACATTGTTACGTGAACTTTTCAAATTCTGAAGGTGTAGGAATGGGTGCAATCGAAGCTGCTGTGAGAGACAAACCCGTAATCGCAACAAATTATGGAGGACCAAGTGAGTATATCAAAACACCCTATATGATTGATTGTGAACTTCAAGAGCTGGAAAATGACGACTTCCTTTTTAAAAAGGGTATGGTTTGGGGAAAACCAAAGTTCGAACAACTCTTAGAGTTCATGGAAGATGCATATTCTAAAAGACTCACTTACATGGATCATAGTCATACTAAAAATATCATGTCACGTGAAAATATCTTAAAAGAATTCGGTGTCGAGATAGTTGGCGGAAAAGACGAGGAGACCCATTAAGATTGTACCAGACATGATAGATCCACGCTGAGCCACGAGGAAAGCAACAATGTCATCAATAGCTTCAATGTTTGTGGGTTTGGCATAACGAGGGACGAGAACACTCACGATTATGTATAACGACATCGCTATTATTACAGGTCTAAGTGTACCCTGATCTAACATTTATACTAACTGGGATTTTAATTTATCCGACACGTTGTGTTTTCTGCAGTAGTTACCACACACAGCCTTGAACTTACACCTCGACCCCGACATAGTTAACGCCACACAGATATGGTTCTTTACCTGAACACGTGGATCATCGGGTAAAGTAGTGATAAGCTGAGTCACCCTCGAGTTCTTCACTCTCTGTGCCTCCTCATATTTCTTCTTCATTTTCCAAGTGGCGTCGGCCAGTTGGTAGCATTTGTCATTTGGCTCGGTGATACGATACATTTTGAGCGTATCACCGAGACATTTGTGCCAGAGTTCGTCACGAATAACTTCCATTTTTTTGTACTTGCCACGTATCATGAATCATGGCAACTTAGGTAACTTTTTTTCGTGTATTATAAAAAGAGATGTTCTATCTGTACCTAGCAATAGTCGTCTTCTTGATGTACACAGCCATCAAAAACAGAAAGGTTGTAGCATCTGCTTCACTAGAAAAGCTCATCAGACAATCAGCACGTTATGCAACCGCAGCACAACAAGATGAATCTCCGCTCATTGCAAACTTACATGCAAACTATGCAGCAGCCTATCTATATGCAGCGAAGGATATAGCGAATGAAACACAAATTCACAACTCCACAGGTGTTGATGTGGTCAAGTTCAAAGAACATATCGTCAATATCCAAGACATGGTTACGAAGAAAACTGTTGCCAAATGCCCGGAGTTTTCCGGGCAAGTGGATCTATATCTGGCTACGATAGCCGGAGAAGCGTAAATAATCTCAATAGTTATTATGGCAGTTGATCCCGACTTGTGTATTATTATGAGTGCGATAGATGAGACAAAGGATCACATGCCAGAGGGACAATATCTCAAAACATGTAATGCTGTTAAACGAATACACGATAAGTTAAAAAAACCCAGTATCCCTTTACCCGCCGTGAGACGTATAGAAATTCCTGCTAAATGGATTTATATTTGTTCCACATTCCACATAGTATGCTCATTTGTAAAATCGGTAATTAAGAAATAATACCAAACCCATCAACACATCTATAATAAGTGGTATCCACGCCAAACGATTCTTGTTGAACGCCAAAACTGCAGCAACTAAATACGTCAATCCATGAAGTATTCTAAATTTACCCCACCATGCTACACCACCAGCCTCAAACGCCCTCTCTCTCATCTTAAAAAAGTATAGATACATGAAAGTGAAAGCTTGTATAAATAAAATGAAACTGTAGTATCTTAAC